GGCGATCGACGTAGACCATGACCTTCTCTTGCTTCTTGACGTCGATCTCCTTGGGCTTGCCATCCGAGCCGGAGGCAGAGGTGGATGCCGTGAGCGAGGCCGACAAGGACGGAGGGGTGCTCTGCGATAGACGCACCTTGCGCTCCAGACCGGCCAGGTCGGACAGATGGTCGCGGGACGACGCCGCCGAGGACAACGAGGATGCCGAGGAGGAATCCATGGACGCCTCGACCATGTCAAGCATGGCCATCTCGGACTGATACTTGGTAAGTGTGGCGAGCGAGGCCATGATTTAAGAGAGCACTAGCGAAGACGGTTTACCCTTCGGTGTACCCTTCCGATTCTTCTTACTATCTACTGCACATATATAGTAGGGAAAGCCTTAAGCCGGTGTTCGCCAAGTGTGAAGTAGGTCAAGCGCATGGACCCCCATCCACACATTCCCATCATCTTCGTGATCGATTGGGATGGTACCATCGCGGGCAAGGTGGACTTTCAGAGCCATCGGTACTCCATGCAGCTGCTCCTCAAGAAGTATGGGTACAAGGGGAGTTCGCAGCAGCCGCCAACCGCGTTTTACCCGGGTCAAGGCTTGATCCGACCGGGCCTCGTAGAATGGATGGGCGCCATGCAGCAGATGTACCAGAACAACTGCTACTTCTTTATCTATACGGCCAGCGAGCGCAAATGGGCGACCCAGGAGGTCGGCTGGATCGAGCGCACGCACGGCATCAAGTTTGCCCGGCCGCTCTTCTGCCGCGACGATTGCCTCGTGGACGGCAGCGGCAACTACAAGAAGTCGCTGGCCAAGATCTTTCCGCGTGTGTGCCGGGTCGTGGCGAAGCGGACGCCGCTCACCAACCGCGAAAAGCAGTACATGCTGGACAAGCGTACCCTGGCCATCGACAACTCCAACGTGTTTAACGAGACGGACAAGTGCCTGTTGTGCCCCACGTATGGGTATGCTTTCTATGAGGACCTCTTGGACGGGTTCCCGAAGGCGGCCTTGGCGCACCCGGTCGTCCAACAGCATGTGCTGAGCTTGGTGAACGAGGGGTTGGTTTGCCCACCTCATGGACTGACCGGAGGCGGCAACGGAGTAACTGGAGGTGCTGGAGGTGGAGTGGGGGCATCCATGCATCAGATGTTTGCCAAGTACCGGTGGCTGGCCGTCAAGTGCAAGTCGATTGTTGATGCCAATGCTGCATTTGAGGGCGATCGGTTCTGGAAGGTGATGTCCAAGCTGCTTCTTAGGAACAACATCATTGAGTTTACTCCGAGTGTTGTGAGGCAATTGACGAAGCTGGTTTGGAAGCGGTCAGTGCCGGGAATGGCTAGCCCTACTTAAACAAATCCTCCAAGCTGAGGCGTGTAATGGTCTTAATCCTACTTAAACAAAGTGTGTATCTGTAAGGCTAGTAGAGGCTAGTAGAGGTAGTCGCCCGTCGAGACAATGAGTAATCTCATTCTTGCCTTCGACATCGGCATCAAGAACCTATCCGTGGCTGCGGTCAGCCAGAGCACAAGCAATCCTACAACGGCGATTATTCATGCATGGCGCCTTTTGCCTTTAATGCCGGAGGAGCGTAAGACCAAGCCGCCCCAAGAGCAACTCATGCTGACGTTGTTCAACCATTTGGACGAGCTTGTTGAGGAGCTAGAAGATGGTATACCGGGTATTGATCTGGAGGTCATCATAGAGAACCAACCTTCTCGCATCAACGGAACCATGAAAACAGTGCAGACCTGGATCCAAACCTACTTTATGTTGCGCAAGCATTGGGCCGTAGGCATGCAGGCCGTGGCAAGCGTGCACCTTGTGAGCGCCAAGCAAAAGCTGGTGGGTCACGACCATGAGCCAATCGGGGCCAAGGGCGAGGTTGGGTCGTACCGATGGAACAAGACGGCGGCGGTGGCTATTGCACAGGCTTATATCGGATCGGGGTCAGCGTGGTTTTGTGAGATGTATGCTGAGAGCAAGAAAAAAGACGATTTGGCGGATGCGTTGCTGCATGCGATAGCTTGGATGCGGCGGCAGGGGAAGATGGTTGGGAAGTGCAGTGGTGTGCTCTAGTTGTTTTTGTTGATTGAATGGTAGGGACTTGTAGCCATGTCATCAAGTAAGATCTTCATCGACCCGCTTGTTGGGAATGTTGGGATTGGTGTAGCAAATCCCACGGCCAAGCTGCATGTACTAGGTAATGCACGCATCCAAGGCGATCTCATTGTGAATGGAAGCCAAACGACAGTAAACAATTACACGACGGTATCCAGCAATGTTTCTATTATGAACACATCGGGGGTCGGCCCAGCATTGCGTGTGGCTCAGACGGGCAGCGGTGCAGGTTATCCCGTGGCTGACTTTTACGATAACGATGTGAGCACAACGGTGCCGGCGATGCGAATTGCGGATGGGGGGAATGTTGGGATTGGGACGGCAAATCCGCAAGCGAAGCTTGATGTTTCTGGAAATGTCATCTTGAGAGGTAATATTCAACATTTAGATCTATTTGTTGCGAATTACCCATTAGAACGTTGGTTGAAGATGGGAACATATACTTGTAATACAAATGGAAGTGTGTGCACCATTACAATTTGTGGGGGTGCAGGGTATGATCACACTACAGGAATTGTTGCGGATAAGAATTGCACATGTATAATTGAGCTTCAAAGTGGAAATGGTCAAAATCTCAATATTGGGGGATACTATTATAATGTAGGACTTGGGGGTGGTTACTGTGTTGTAAATGGTGTATATGTAGTGACTTCTCAAATAATCACAACTGCAACTTCATGGGACGTTTACTGTCTTTTTGCCATTTACGTAGGTTCACCAAGTCTTCATGTTAAAACAGATGCAACATCAAAATTCAACATTAATCCATCTGTGTACCTATCTACGGCGACTTGGGCTACTCCAGCCTCTTCGACTGCAGTTGCATTGCCTGCAAGTTGGGGAGTGCGGCCTAAAGCTGGTGCACTTGGTATTAATTTGATTGAAAATGGGAATGTGGGGATTGGAACAACAAATCCACTATCTACGTTGCATGTTTCTGGGAACATCAAAGCATCAGTAGTACAATCGGATACTTTTCAGATTCCAGCCTTTGGAATACAACCGAACTCTGCAAACCCTGCTTCGTTGAACATATACACATTTATATGTGATAAAACAACAAACCCAGACTTGTACATGGTTGTTGTTCACGATCTATTCGGGACTACTCAGAGGGCGATTGCATACATCACAGTCATTAACACAGGCATGACAATAAATCAGATTTATAACAATGGCACATTCCCGTTAACATCAAGCGGATTAACGCTTAAAGTAACATGGACAACAGGTGCATTTGATGCTATTATACGAGTCCTAAGATTATCATAGGAGTGTGAACGACAACAATCTCGCACTTCATCAATCCTCGCCCTCCCAATCATCCTCCGCCTTATCATCGTCACTCGCCTCCTCCTCATCCACCTCTTCTTCCTCTTCCTCCTCATCATCTCCATCGTCTTCCTCACCCTTGTTTTTCCCTCCCTCCGGCCGCAGTGCCGCCAAGAGTTTCCGTGCATCCGCGTTCAGCACCGTCTTGGGCGCCACCTTGCCACCGCCGACGCCGTCCTCCTCGTCATCCTCGCTCTCTGAATCGCCATCAATAGATGACACCGCCTCCGCATCTCCATCGTCACCCTCCGCCCCGCCGTCGATCGAGCCGCCATCGTCCAGTATATCCGTGTAGTACAACGGGTTTTTGCGCTCCTTGACGACCCGACCAATGATCGAGATCTTGGAGTCCTTCAGCTGGTAGCGCTTGCCAAGCACCTCGACCAGGATGTCGTCGCCGACCTTCAGGCTGTCGAGGTCCACCTCGCTGCTGATGCCTGCGCTCCGACGTGGGATCAGGATGTCCAAGATGCCGTCGCCGTCCGCTAGCACACCGAGGTTGTTCGATGCCTTGACCTTGGCGTCCACTACCATGCCGGTCGTTGGGTTGCAAACGTCGCCCATGACGCACACCTCGAACCGCGTGTGCCCGTTGAAGTGCGGCTTCATGAAGGACCCGGCGGACCGGGACGCGAGCGCCAGCGTTCCCGGCTTGACGTAGCCGAAGCGCGAACATACGCCCTCGAACTTGGCCTTAAGCTTGGATGCGATCACCTCTACAAACGACTCTGTCAGCTCGGACGGCGCAAGCTGCACGTGCGTCTTGAACCGAATCGGGAAGTACATGCTCGTGGCCGCCATTGTTGTTATTGCTGTTGCGTACGTATGTGGCCTCGGCCAGCCTCTTCTATCCATATGGCACGAGTCTTTAAATCAATTTTTGGGGTTAAGCGGCTTTCCCGTAAGGTTAGGCCGTTAGGTCGCCTTCCCGTTAGGCCGTTAAGTGGCCTTCCAAT